AGATCAGCACCGGAGATCAGCACCGGAGATCAGCACCGGAGATCAGCACCAGAGATCAGCACCGGAGATCAGCACCGGAGATCAGCACCGGCCACCACAACAAATCGGTCAACTTAGTTGACGGTAGATGCGTAACTACCAAGACCCGCTTCTGCGGGTTTTTTCTTATCACCAGCACCGTGATATACTCATGTTAATTTTCATGAGGATTCATAATGGCGAAGAAGCCCCACCTCAAGCTGCACAATGACGGCAGCATGTCATACCGAGTAGATGCGTGGGCTAACCCCATATCCGGGCAGGGCATGCCGGGCATCGACAAAAGCACAGCGCAAATGCTGTCGCCTGCATTCGCACATCTCCTGCATAATAATCAGCAGGTGCTGACAAATATCTATCTCTCCGACTGGCTGGCACGTAAAATCTGCGACCTTCCAGCCGAGGATGCGACGCGCAAGTTTATCGAAATCACCGGGCTGGATGGCGAGGATAAAAAGCGCGTAGAATCCATGCTGGACAGGATGGGACTTCGTGCATCCGTGCGCAAGGGTATCGCCTGGTCTCGCCTGTTCGGCGGTGCTGGCGTCCTGAAGGTTTACGATGACACCCGCTCTCCGGAATTACCGCCATCAGAAACAGCTTCAATCATCGACCTGATTCCGCTCGACCGCTGGTCACTGAGTGTAAGTGAAATCGACGATAACCCTGAGTCTGCGCACTACGGCAGGGCGCTGAACTACATCGCCCGCAACGGCGTTAAGTATCACCGCGACCGCATCGCTCCGTTCTATGGCTGTTCAGTGCCATACGATACCCAGATTGAATTACAGGGCTGGGGCGGCTCGTATGTAGCGATGGCATGGTCTGCAATTGCTGCATACAACGAGACATTGCAGGATGCTTCATTCCTGCTGAAAGAATCTGGCGTCGGCATCCTCACCGTGCCAAACCTTACCGCTGCTCAGTCGATGGGAATGACCGCTGCGCAAGCTGTAATGAACCGCGCGAACGTGTTCAACCAGGGAAAATCAATTTACCGCGCGGCAGTTGTCGACAAGGAAGAGAAATTCGAATTCGTCAACCGCTCGCTACAGGGCATCCCGGATTTTGTTGACCGTTTCGCAACCGCCGTAGCTGGAGCGACCGGCCTGTCTGAAATGATGCTGTTCGGAAAATCTCCGGCAGGACTCAACGCCAGCCAGGAAGAAATCCTCTCAGTTTATTACGACAAGATTGCAGCGATTCAGGAAGGCGATCCGTCTGCGCTGGTGCAGTCATGCGTCGATAGTGTGAAGAATGAAACCGGTCTGGACTTCGACTGGAAATGGGCTGAGCTTAGCGCGATGTCACCAGACAAGAAAGCCACCTCAATGGCGTCTGTGGCAACGGCAATTTCTACTCTTGAGCAATCTGCGGCTCTCACCCCTAACGAAGTCAGAAATCTGGCTAATGATACCGGCCTGTTCTCGCTGGAAGAGTTGCCGGAAGATGAAGAAGAGCAGGACCCATTAGGACTTAACTCACTCGGTGGCGAAAATGGCACAAACGGAATTCAAGAAGCAACTGGAAGCACTGAAGCCGGACAGGCGGAAGCGTAGGGTTCTGCTTCCTGCTCGCCATCCGGTGCGGATTGAGCAGCAGTATGCAAAGATTCTTCGTGGCATCATTGATGGCATCAATGCCGAACTGAAAGGCCGCATCGCAGATGAGTTGAAAGCAGAGGTTGCGGCGCGGGAAGATGGTTATCGTGCCGATGACCTGTCGGCGGTTCTGCGAGCCATTCGCTCGCTGGCAACGGGCAATCTACCCGGACTGTCATTCGTGCGAAACATTGGCGAATCCGTGCGCTCGGCAATCGACGGCAACTGGCAGAAGGCAATCAATCAGGCTATCGGCGTCAACGTGGCATTGCCCGGAACCGACATGAGCGCCAACGTTGACGCCTGGGCTGAGGAAAATACCGCGCTGATTACCAACCTGACGCAAAGCTATCTGAGCAAGGTGACGACCGCAGTTAACAGCGGATTCCGTGATGGTTTATCATGGCGTGATATCAGCAAAAACATTCAGGCCGAAACCGGAGTTGCGAAGCGTCGCGCTGACCTGATTGCCCGCGACCAGGTTGCTACCATGAACACGCAGGTAACTAAGCAACGTGCGGCAGACCTTGATATCAAACAATTCGTATGGCGCACGATGGAAGACCAGCGGGTAAGGGGAAACCCATCAGGCCTTTACCCAAAAGCGAAACCTTCGCATTATGCGCGTAACGGGAAAACGTATAACTGGTCTGATGGCGCTGGCGCTCGGGACGCCTTTCCTGGTCAGGCAATTAACTGCCGATGCTACGCTGCCAACGTCATAGAATTCTGAGGATAAAATGAAAAAAGATTATCGCATCGACAAAGGCGGACGCATCACCTCAAAGGTGGATGAAAACGGATATCTGCGCATTGATGGCGTGGTGGCTCACGTTGGCATCCTGGAATATATGGACGATGACGGAACCGTTATCCGTGAGTTCGTGCCGGAAGAAACGCTGTTTGATGAGGAATCGTTGAAGTCCCTGGCTGGTGCTCCGGTAACTTTACAGCACCCTCCAGAAATGGTTACGCCATCCAACTACAAACAGTATTCGCAGGGCAGCGTTAACGGGATGCCTAAGCGTGATGGTGATAATCTTGTTGCGTCAATGCTGGTAATTGGCAACGAAGCTTTACATGCTATAGAATACGATGGTGTAAGTGAGCTTTCTCCGGGTTATTCCGTTGACCTTGATGAAACGCCGGGCGAATGGCAAGGCCAGAAGTATGGCCGAGTCCAACGCAATCGGCGTTACAACCATCAGGCCATCGTGGATGCCGCGCGAGGTGGCTCAGTCTGTTCACTGCGTTTTGATGGCGCAAACGTGCCGAATAACGAGGATAAATCAATGACTCAAATCAAACTGCCCGGCGGCGGCACTGTTGAAGTTGCAGATGCAGCTACGGCAGCGACCATCAACGCGGCTATTGCGAAACAGGGCAAGCGCCTTGATTCCACCAAAGGTCAGCTTAAAAATCTGGTCAAAGCCATCGCTCCTAAATTGAAGCTCGACGCTGATACGGTGATGACCGAATCAGACGACGAGAATAAAGATGAGGCCGTTGCCGTTGACGTTCCGGCAGTAGAGGAAGCAGTAACCAGCGTTTCCGAAGCGGTCGATAATCTTCAGGCTCAGCTTGATGAACTGGCAGACGCGGTTAATTCTGGCGTCGATACCGAGGCAATGTCTACCGATTCGGAAGAAGATAAAACCGATGAAGACACCGACACCGACCCTGAGATGAAAACCGACTCTCTCAGCAAAATGTTGCGAATCATCGACGCGGCTAAGAAACTGAAACCAGGTATCAGCCACATGGACGGCAAGCGCGTTAAATCCGCTCGCGAAATCCAGGTGGAAGCACTCATTGCTGCCAAGTCCGGCTTCAATGCTGATGGCAAGTCAGACGCATACATCAATGGCCGATTTGATGCGGCAGTCGAGGGGCTGAAAACTCGCACCGACAGCCTGCGCACTCAGCGCCAGGGTCTGAATCTTGATGGCATGGTCAACTCTCCAGAAGAGTCTGGTCAGGCCGCATATAACGCTAAATTCTACGCGGGGAAAGCATAATGGCGCTTAACAACACCTATGGACTGAATCCTCAGCCATACGCACCTGGCATGGTTGCATATACACGATTGACGCAGACCGTCAGCCGTATCGCATCCGCTGCAATCAATGCTGGTCAGGCTGCTGTACGCGATGGCAACGACCACCGAGTTAAACCTGTTTCCGCTGCTGGTGATGTCGTTATCGGCGTGGTTCGCTGGGAGGCTACCTGGGTTGTCGCTGATGGCGCGACTCAGCAGGTTCACGCGATTAACAAAGATGTTTCCGTGGTTACTGATGGCCCGGTATATGTGTCCGTGCCTGTAGCCGTGACCCAGGGGCAACTGGCCTACGCCCTCATCGATGGCACCGGCTTCACCAACGTAGCAACCGCAGCAGCGACCCGCCCGGTCGGAATCTTCGACACCTCCACCACTGGCGCAGGCGTTGCGATTGTCAACCTAAACGCACCAGCCGCCTAACAGGGGATTATAAATGAATATCAATTTACGACTGGATCACCTCAAGGACATTAAGCTGGATGCGGGTTGGGAAACTACCCCTACCATGCTTGCAAGCCTGGTATCTAAGGCACTGGATGTGCAGCAGCTTGGCTTCCGTGCCGATGCCGCGACTGGTGTTATCTTTGCCCAGCAGCTTCAGGCGATGTCTAACCGCATCCGCGAGAAGGCGTATCCGCAATTCAAGGGTAAAAACCTGCTGCCAATGCAGAACGAAGCGCCATTCGGTGCTGAAGAGTTTGCCTACGTTGTCGCTGACCGCGTTGGTATGCTGGAACACATCACCAACTACGCCGACGACCTTCCAAACATCGAGGTTACTGGCGAGAAGATGGTTGTAAACATCCGTGCATTCGGCGGCGCTATTATCTACAGCGTTTTCGAAATCGCCCGCGCAACGATGGCCGGGATTAACATTACCGACCGTAAAGGCGTCGCGGTTCGCAACGCTGCGGAGCAGAAGCTGGACCAGATTATCTGGATTGGCGATGCTGAAACCGGCCTGACTGGCCTGTATAACGCACCGAACGTTACCACTCGAACCTCTGCTGCAACCTGGGCAACCGCCACCGCTGCGCAGATTTACGGAGACCTGGTGTTCCCGTTCACTCAGCAGGCAACTGACACGCTGGGCGCTGAGAGACCGGATACCATCGTTATGACTTCCGCCAGTTACGAGCGCGCGCGCACCACATTCTTTACGGATAACACCGGCGAGAATGCGCTGGAGCGATTCCAGAAGTCATATCCAGATATTACCATTGAAACGGTTGAATGGCTTGGACCTCAGGGGACCGGTCAGGTCAACAACGCGATGATTCACTATCGCAACGATTCCGAGAAGCTCGGCGTTGAAGTGCCGAAACCGTTTACCATGATGCCGCCGGAAGCGCGCAACCTGGCTACTGTGGTGGATGGCTACCTGGCAACCGCAGGCGTTGTGGTATACTTCCCACTGTCTGTTACTGTAACCAACGGGATTTAATCATGGCTGAAGCAAAAGAACCCAAGAAAGTGACCGTCGTCAATCAGCGCCCGAATCTTCACTACTCCGGCGAGCTGAAGCTGCTTCCGGGCGTTGAAACCGAAGTGAGCGCTGAGCAACTGGCGTTCATCGAAAGCAACGAAAAGCACCTCGTTGATGCTGGTCACATCGTGATTAAGAAATAATCCGGTGACGTGTTAAAATAAAGGGATGCTACGGCGTCCCTTTTTTACATTACAGGTGAGAATATGACAGACAAAGATATCGAGCAGCAAATTCAGGCGAAGGGATTAACGGCGCCGCGAGTTACTCCGCAACACATCGAAAGCGTGATTATTAGTGAGCATTACTTCACTGCCGCCGAAGGCGTTCATGGTGCCAACGAACTATTAAAACCTCATGAAAGCCCAATTGATTACTACCAAGAAGTGCATCCAGCTGAATCACTTCTAACCTTCTGCATTCTGGTGCTGAAGAACGGATTCACCGTCACCGGAGAAAGCGCCTGTGCTAGCCCAGAAAACTTCGACGCTGAAATTGGGCGCAAGATTGCCCGTGAAAATGCTGTGAATAAAATTTGGATGCTGGAAGGTTACTTGCTTAAGCAAAAATTAAGTGAGGAATAAATATGGCACTAGACCTTGCGCAGTTTCGTGCCTCATACCCGGAGTTTGTTAACGTACCGGATGCAGTGATTCAGCGATACCTTACTGAGTTCACGGTTTTATATACCGGCTGCTACGGAGAGTATTACGACGTGCTACAGGGTTACTATGTGGCGCACATGCTCGCGACAAACTACAACCTTGCAACTGGTGCTCCAGGTGGCGGGTCGGTTACGGTGGTCACTACCGGGCGAACCGTTGGGGATGTGAGCGTATCAGGGCAGGCAATCGGCATCGGCTCAGATGGGTCAATGTGGGATGGCACAACATACGGGCAGATGTTCAAAAACCTGATTGCCTTGTTCGGGGCTGGTCCTTACCTCACTCAATCGGCGAATCTGTATGGCTGCTAGAAATAAGCTGGTGATTAGAAATCCGAATGCCATCCGTGACATGCAGCGTCGTATCGGTGCGCACGCTGTAGCTGTTGGCGTTCATGGTGACGCTGGAGCGCATAAGGATGAGCAAGGGAACGCCACGGCGACAACGGTTGCAGAGGTGTACTGGTGGAACGAATTCGGTACATCGCGCATACCTGAGCGACCGACGCTGCGCCCGACCTTTGCCAAAGAGAAAGTGAAGTACATTGGCATTATGGGCAAGATTACCGCTCGCGTGATGAATGAGCAGAATTACAACCTTCGTCAGGCGATGGGCAGGCTTGGCGAAGTGGCGCAGCAGGATGTGCAGCAGGCCATCGTGCAACTGAAGTCACCGCCAAACGCACAAAGCACCATTGATGCGAAAGGTTCAGATAACCCGCTGATTGATACCGGGCAGCTGGTAAGCTCAATCAGGTGGGCATACGTCAAGCCGGAGGAATAATGCTATTTGATTTTAATCAGGTGTGGGGCGATCAGTTTATTGACTACACACTTCTGCGGTTTATGCCGGGATACGATAATGCGGAAGGTGTTTACGTGCCGGGTACTTTTACCACCCAGACAATCCAGGGAATGCCGCCGCAGCCACTGAATGAAAAGGAGCTGATGCAATTCACGGATGGGCAGAAGATTCAGGATATTCAGAAGATTTACACCTCCTTCCCGGTTCGCGTCAGGACTGATGAGATTAATGCTGACCGCTTCCAGTTTGAGGGTCAGGAGTACGAGGTTATCAAGGTGGAAACCCGCGATATTCTCGGCAACTATTACAAAGCCACGGTGCGAAAAATACAGGGGGATGTGTGATGAAATATGTTAAAAAACCGGTTGTTATTGATGCCGTTCAGTGGACCGGAGCAAACACGCAGGAAATTTACGAATTCTGTAATTCTGGTCGCCGGGATTGCCATGTTATAGGTGATAATCTGATGATTAAAACACTGGAAGGCACCATGACGGCAAGCGCTGGCGATTACATAATTCGCGGAGTGCATGGCGAACATTACCCATGCAAGCCTGATATATTCGCAGCAACTTATCAGGCGGTTGAGGAATGAGTATTGAGTCGGCATTAACTGCATTGCTTAATCGGCTGACTCCTGTCGTTAAGCAAGCGCCATATAACGGGCCGCGCCCAACCGGTGTCTACATGACGTTTCAGCCGATGGCAATTATCCCCCAGCGCAGTCCGATGAAGAAGCGCGTATTGCAGGCCGATAACGAGACATTCACGGAAACAAACTGGTTTCACTCAGAGCTAACCGTGAGCGTCAATGCTTATGGGCCAGGTGGATACTCTTTGCTGATGGGGCTGCATGGCCTGAAGCAATATTATGAGGCAAGAGGTGCGCTGTCGGCAGAAGGGATGGCGCTAATCACTGTCGGTCAGGCCAGAAATCTCTCCGAGCTTGGCGATGAGGCATACCGCACCCGCTGGCAGTCTGACGTTGTTTTCCACATCTCGCCAATGACGAAATTCGATGATTATCGGCTGCGCCAGTTTTACGTTTCCGGGGAGTGGATTTCGCCCGATGAAACATTAACCATAGAGACTATCGCGCCAGTTTCGCCAGCACCATGAGGCTGTGATATTATTACCAGGCAAGTACTTGCCAAAACGAGGATTTAAACATGCCTACTCCGATTCGCCGACGTTTCGCGGTCGATACGCTGCTACAGGATAAAGTAGCCACTGTCGATGTGCTTAACCGCGCAGGGTTGGTAACAACCAACGACTTATTCAGCGGTGAGCGTTATCGCCTGCTTACTCCTGATTCATATACCGACGAGGTTGACGCAGTAGCCTTCCCGGTAGAATACAAATGGCTACAAACTCACTTCTCACAGGAAGGTGGCGCACCTGCTGACGTGGCAGTTATTTACTGGAACAAGACCGGCACAACCGTTCCAGAAACTGCTGGTGAGTTATTCCCCGATGCGATGAATGATTTCTACGCTCGCGGCGGTAATGCTTATTTCTATGCCTATGCTGGCGTGAATGCTGATGCTATTGCAGACCAGCAAACAATCGCGGCATGGGTTCAGTCAAGCACAGAGAACAAGGCGCAGGCCATGTTCATGACAACCGACCCGAACGCTGCCCTTAATACGGCAACGAGCGACATTGGTTATCAGTTGCGCAATACCAGCATGGAGCGGTCGTCAGTAATCTATCACCCTACCGGCGTGGTTAATGGTGTAGACATGACAGGTCAGCGTCCCGATGCTGCAATCCTTGGTCGAATGCTATGGACTAACCCTGGCGCTCAGCAGTGGGATTATAAAACCCTGACTACCGCCAGCGACTCAGGCTTAAGCCCAACAGAGCAGGGCAACCTTCGGGCTAAGGGATACAATTTCGTGGAAACATTCACGAACGTAGCATTTACGCACATGTTCAAGGGGCGCACCTGTACCGACAGGGAAATCCGTATTCAGTGGGGGGCAGACTGGATGGATAACAATCTGCAAGCCAGCCTCGCAAACTACGCATTCCGCACGCCCCTGATGGCATTCGATGAAGAAACATTCACGGATGTTGAGGCGTTGGTTCGAGAATGGCTTGAGCGAGCAGTTGACCGCCGGGTTATCCTGGATGATTACACCGTGTCACTTCCAGACCCTGACAGCATTCCGGCATCTGTGCGTAAATCCGGGCAGGCTTCATTTAACGACGTATATCAGGCAACGCTAAATTCAGCTATTGATGGCTGGGTTGTTCGCGGCACCTGGTCAATTGGGGGTATTTAATCGTGGCGATTTACGATCCGAATAAAGTTACCCTCTCATGGGGTGGCGTAGCTGCGCGGGCAGTTGCTAACGGTGAAATGTTTAACTTCACCTACAACAATGACCTCTGGAATACCTACGGCTCCATCAAAGGGGGCGGCGCTTTCGTCAAATCTCTTGATAAATCAGGAACTTGCGTCGTCTCATTGCAGGACGTAAGCCCGACAAAGGCAGCATGGATGGCGCTCTATGAGGCAGGGGTCCCGCTGCCTCTGTTGCTTCTTGATCGCAATAGCACCGGCGAAGTTGCTGGCGCTAAAGAGGCGATGCTTGCGCGGCCTCCTGCACTGGTGAAGGCGCAAGAATTGACCATCGTGCAATTCACCTTCAAGTTTGTGGAAGGCTATATCATCCATACAGGGCAAGCGCTGGATTAAATAAATTGGGGCTTCGGCCCCTTTTTTACGCATGTAATGGTTGACACAATAAATGTGGAGTGTATGCTTACCACATCAACCACAAGGAGTAACGAAATGAGCAATATCTACTGCCGCGCTTGCGGCGCATCAATCAACAAATCAGCTACAGACTGCCCGTCATGCGGCGCGAAGCAACAGGTTTACACCAAGAGCAAAGTTACCGCCGTGCTGCTTTGCTTCTTCTTCGGATTTATGGGCATCCACCGCTTCTACCTAGGCCGCCCGCTTTCCGGCGTGATGTACATTCTGTTTTGCTGGACTGGTATTAACTTCTTCGTGGCGTTTATCGAATTCATTATCCTGCTGTGTACCAGTGAGCAGGAGATTAACCGTAAATTTGGAGTGAAATAATGAAACTAAAAATCAGCCGCATCATGCTGGAGTCATCGCACCTGTTCCGCGCCAAAGAGGACATTCGTTACTACCTTAACGGAGTCTGCTTTATGCCTGGTGGCAAGCTGGCGGCGACAGATGGTCATCGCCTGTTCATGGGTAGCCATGAAAACGAACTGACTGAAAACGTGATTGTCTCCATCGAGAAGTCACCAGTTAAAAAGTATGACCATGCTATCTGCGACACTGAAACCGGACTGGTTGAGTTTTTCGACCTCCTTGATCAGCGCGTCGGAACTGCGCCGTGTCAACTGGTTGATGGTCGATATCCTGACGTTGAGCGCGTCGTGCCAAAGGAAACCAATGCCGTTGACCGTATCGGTTTCAATGCTGGATACCTTGCTGATGTAGAGAAGTGCGCGAAACTGTTTAACCCTAAATGGCAGTCGGTTATTTTTGAGCTGAACGGGAATACAAATGCGGCAGTAGCAACGGTTAAATCTCCAACTGGCGAGACTGCGAGAATTATCGTTATGCCGATGAGGATTGATTGATGCAAAACAAAATTAAAGATATTGAGTCATTCATGGCTGAACTTGATGATCTTGGCAATGACATGAAAGCCGCGGTAAAGGAAATGTCCATTGATGATGTACGCGAGGGTGGTCGGCCAGGCGTTTACGCATATATCACGGCTGCGAGCATAGTTTTAGGTCTTGAGGATTACTTTAAATCACCTGACCTTAGCCTTGACGATGTGATTCTTGGTTGCGTTATCGGTGTCGCTCAGCAATTCAATGATAATGAAAAAACAATGCACTGACGGGGGAGCTATGATTAGTTTTGCTGATGTCCTATCAAAAAACAAAACTCTTACGAGTGAAGGATTCTATGATGTTCCTTATTTTGACAGGGAAAGGGAGTTGCTTTTGTCTATGGAGAGTGATTCTAGTTCCGTATTTGAGTATTTGAAAGGAGCTGAGTTAAACGGCACAAATTCAGGCGTTAGCGTGTTTGTCTTAAAGGGTTTAGTAGATACTCATTGCGGCAAGCAAATCCCCGTTGGAACCATAATTGCAGGCGCACTAATGGCCGGGATAAGGGTAGGAAAGAAAGGGCTTTGCTATACAAACATAAAGAAATCATGGTTTTTGAAGCAAACTCAGTCAACGCTACGATAATCGCCACAAGTTAAAGTGTTCACAAGCCCCTTTCGGGGCTTTTTTCATTCCCATCCTGCCGTGTTATAATTATGTCAACAAAACACGGAGACCTACCATGCAACTCAAAGACATCAAAGCAGGCGATCACACTTTCAGCGTAGTCATGCCAACCACCCGCGAAGGCTTCCGCATTCAGGCCAAGCTAATGAACATCGCGGCGCTGACCTATCAGGGCAAACTGCAAGGTGACGAGCAGTACGACCTGCTGGCTTCCATGCTGAACGGCGCGGAAGTCGATAACCAGCCGCTCGATTTCGACAAATTCTTTGAAGGCCAGATTGACCTCGCCGATGCCGTTTTCTTCGCCTACGTGAAGGAGATGTACCCAAGTTTTTTGGGGAAGGCGACCGCTATGTTTCAACGCAAGATGGCGGAGAAATCCGGGTCGGCGGAAAGCTGATTTATACGCGTGATATCCAGCCGTCATACTCTGATGAGATGGCGGCGGTAATGCGCGTGGCAAAAGCATATTACTCTAGCCCGGATGACGTACTGAACAAATGGACGTACCATATGTTTCTGGACTGCTGCGAATCCCTTCACGTCGATGCGGAAATTAATCGCAGAATCAACGAATCACTTTATGAGGCCGACTGATGGCATTTGTCACTGAGCTTTTGGGTTACATCGGCCTCGATGTTGATGAGCAGTCATTCGACCGTGCACAGTTTAATATCACAGGGATGATAATGAGCCTTGGCGGCATAATCGCTGCGGCCGGGGCTGTTGATGCGACCATCAAGGGTCTTACTTTTGGCCTGGTTAACTCTTTTGCAGAAACTGCTGTAGAGATAGACCAGATATCAAAGCGCCTGAACATTGGAGCCGAAGGATTCCAGTCGATGGCATACGCCGCAAGTCAATATGGCATTGAGCAGGACGCAATTGTCGATGGCATGAAAGAGCTGTCCATGCGGTCAGCTGAGTTTGCGCAGGATGGTGAGGCAAATGCCGACGCTTTTGGTGCCATTGGTATAAGCCAGGCACAGGTTAAGCAGTATGGAAACAACATTGAAGGGCTTTTTGAGCTTGTCAGGCAGAAACTTAGCGAGGTTAAGGAGCAGGGGCAGCGTCAATTCCTTGCTGATGCTTTGTTCGGTGGCGGACTCGCTGACGTAGGTGGGGAATTCTTCTCTCAGACTTCAGCGCAGATTAAGATGCTTCAGGAACAGGCGCTGGATTCCGGGGTCATCATCACCGATGAGAGCATTGCGCTATCAAGGCAATACACAAGAGACATAGGAGCACTTACATCAAGGATAAAGGGTCTGTGGCAGATTATCGCGAGCAACCTTCTTCCTGTATTTTCAGAAGCAGCAAAAAGGCTTAAAGAGTTTCTGGACCTGCACGGGGAAAGTATTATTGATGCGTTGTCGCTTGCATTCAGGACGCTTTCCGAAGCAGTCAAATATCTTGGAATAGCCGCAGCCATTGCTATGCCATATCTCATAGGGACGACAGCTATTGCCGGATGGACAAAGTTAATTGCGCTGACCAACACCCTGACTGGCGCATTCCTTACCATGCGCACTGGTGCGTTACTTGCATGGGCTGCCGCGGCTGCTGGGCCTGTTCTTTTGGGCCTGGCTATCGGCCTTGCAATAATTGCCATTCAGGATTTATACGGCTACTTCAACGGCAGCGAATCCATCACCGAACTCATCGTTGAAAGTTTCAAAAAAATGGACCTCAGCGTAAGGGGCATATGGGACGGCCTTGTTGATTACATCATCGGTGCGCTGGGAAGGATAGATAAAGCCATTTACAACTCCATGCCTGAATGGCTGCAGGAAACCTTGTCGTTCTTGTCTGGGGGGATGTACAACCCAAACAGGAATTACAGAACACAAAGCAACCTACAACCTGATATTCCTGGTCATGAGCGCATTCCTGGTTACGCGGAAGTAGTAAGGGGAGAAAACAGGCAGCTAGACATACCTGGACATAATGTCATTGCACCACCAACAATGGCACAGGGAATGGCACAAGCCAATGCTGGTCGAGGAAATGTTATTACCACTAACAGCGGGAACACTACAGTTGGCGAGATTATTGTCAATGGCGCTGAGAATCCTGCTGCAACCGCGCATGCCATACGTGAGGAACTGCGAAGAGACAACGCCTCCAGAACGAAAGGAACTGATACAGGGGTTAAATACTGATGCTTATCTTCGAACCAGGAAAGCTGAGAAAGCTCTTCGGTAGCGACTACAACCAGATTTCAGTCATCCCGATTGATGTGACTCAGGTTGAAACGCATACGTTTAACCACACCATCACCCGCAAACCAGTGCAGGACGGGGCGACAATCTCGGATAACATCCTGATTGAGCCGGATAGTGTGACCATTCAGGGAATTTTTACAGACCAGTCACTACTGAATAAGGGAATTGAGCTTGTGCAGTCGGCACTGGATGACGGATTCACTCCGTCCACCATGAGCACGTGGGAAGACAAGCTCGCCAAGCTGCATGAGATTCGCAAGATGCGCGAGCCGTTTACGCTGGTGACATCGCTCGGCACTTACAAAAACATGTTCTTCGACGGGCCTATCACCGTTAATCGAGACCTTACTACCAGTGATGCGCTTTTCTTCACGGCCACGCTAACAGGCATCAATATCATATCAGCGCGAACCACGCAGGTTCCGGCAAGCGCAATGACTGATGAGAAGAATGGCGGCTCGAAAAAGATGGCTCCAAAAAAGGACGTTGGCAAGAAATCGAATACCGCAGGCCAGATTAATGCCGCAGGCCAGAAGGTTAGCACTGCCACCCAGGAACGTTCAAAAACATGGGCTGTTTACATTAAAGACTGGTTAACTAAATAGGGTTAGCAAATGGACAATATCCTTATCCCAATTGAGCAGTACCCGGACCAGACCATGCGTATGGACCTGGACGGAAAGCTGACAACTATTCGCCTGTACTGGTCTGATTTCGATGAAAGCCTTTCAGCACTAGTCACTGATGATGGATGGATTCCCGATGGATGCTGGAATATGGATATCTCAAACGATGAATTTGAGGCTTATGGCATCGTCATAACTGGCGGATGCGACATTCTTGAGCCGCACGCTCAGGCATCACTTGGTGGCCTGTTTCTGCTGTCAACAAAGCCAGAGCCAGAGGAGTTAACATTTGAGTCATTCGGCATTGACCATCTTCTGCTGTATGTGTCAAAGGTTAACTACGATGAATTTGTTACTGATATCGGGTATGCGCGATGAGGTATTTCAAGGGCGAGGCATATCTCGAAGTTATCTACGAAAACGAGGCTATCGTTTACGACCAGAAGAATGACTCCGGGCGCATGTTACAGGTTGATTTCGACATCAAGATGAGTCGCAGTAAGACACCAAATCAGGGTGTCATTGCGATTTATAACCTTGCAGAAACCGACCGCAGGCGCATTGAACGTGATGCTAAATCCGTTCGGCTGTACGCGGGTTACGATGGTGATAACAAGCTCATCTTCGTTGGTGATGTTGTCTTTGTATCGTCAGTGAAAGATTCGGTGGACTGGAAGACCGAGATTAAAGCCGGTGACGGGTTCCGCTCATTCAGTCAGTCTATTACCAGCAGGAATTACGCAGCAGGGACGCCAATCAGGACCATAATTGAGCAGACTGCAAAGGATATGGGAATCGCACTTAAAGAGTCTGCCAACATCCTGAAAGGCTCCATTGATGGCTCCATCACCCTGCATGGAAAGTCGCAGCTCGCGCTTGACCAGGTTGTGCGCAACGCAGGCGGGCAGTGGTCTATCCAGGATAATGAGCTACAGGTGACGCCAATAACGAGGCCGATTGACGGCGAAGCGATTGTTCTTGATTCATCATCCGGTCTGCTGGAAGCACCTTCTGTATCGGAGAAGGGTGTAAATATTCGTTGCCAGCTTCACCCTGACTTGAGGCCTGGCAAGGTTGTCAAACTTGAATCATCGTCATGGACCGTTGATTCTGGCGGCACTGGCGTGATGGATGGTTCGCAGACGACAAAGAGCAGCAATGGCGGCTCTGATTCCGGGGCGCAAAAGGAAAAGACCTACCCTGTCGAGCGCGGCAAAGATTATAATGGATTCTATATCTGCCAGTCAGTGCAGTTTGTTGGTAACAACGCTGGCGGCCCGTTTGAATGCAGACTTGAAACGATAGAGCTACCTAATGCAACTTGACACCTCAATGCACGAGATGGAGAGTGACGAATCTCTCCTGTACTCAATGGACCAGAACGCACTAGCCCTGCGCACTATGATGCTGGCAGAATGCGTGTCATTTGATGCTGGGCGAAACTGCGTCACCGTCCAGCCATTACTACAGACCAACATCGACGGGAATGTCAGCAACATCCCGCCGATAAAAGACGTTCCTGTTGGCTTCTATCAGGCGGGTGGCTTCGTCATAACCCACAAGCCAGCCGCTGGTGATGTCTGTATGCTGCTGATAAGTGACCGCAATATCTCCAGATGGAAGCTAACCGGTGGCATCGTTGACCCGGCAAGCCCTCAGCACCATAACATGAATGATGCCGTGGCATACTTTGGGCTGAATGCGTTTCCTGATGCTATTGGAGGAATTAAAAGCGGGGTTGACATCAGGTCAAAATCTGGTGGGGACAGCCTTAACGTATCAGGTGGTTCGGCAACCCTTACGCTTTCTGGTGTTCTTGTCTTCACGGCTACACCTGCGGGAGTTTCCTTTAAAGTCCCTGTTGACTTTAATGGCATACCATTTAACACACATAAACACCCAGGGGTTCAACCTGGCGGTGGAACATCGGGAGCACCAGTGGCATGAGAAGCGACCTGAAACTAGACAATGCGGCATGGGATTTAGTCATAACTGACGACATTGAGCTTGTAGAAAATGCCGAAATGACTTCTCAGGACAGTAAGTTTTCCCTGCAACTTATCCAGGGCGAGGTGTTCGACGATACGCGTCTTGGGGTGCCGTGGCTGACCGATATGGTTAATCCACAGGTTAGCATTGCCGCCAAGAAGCAGATTATTCGTGATGTGATTATGAGCACCCCAGGGGCCATTGAGCTTACAAGGCTTGAGGTTGCGGTTAATACTGATTCAGCTATTGCCACCTGTGAATTTGAAGGCATCACCGATAACGGTGAGGTTTTCGGCTCATCAATAGGGACGTGATATAATGATTAAAAATTACCGGGGGATGCATGGCAACAACTATTGATGAAACTGGCTTCCAGCGAGACAGGTATCAGGATGTGCGCGAGGAAAATGCCAAGCGCTGGAATGACTCATTCCCTGACATGGACACCAGTACACCGCGCGTTGCTGGTCGTATCATCTCAATACAATCAGCAATCCATGACAACCTGAACGCAAAGGCTGAGTATATCCTTAACTCATTCAGCCCGTTCACGGCTATCGGTGCGCAGTTATCAAACCTTGCACCATTGATGAACAAGCGTCGGCTGCCACGCATCTACAGCCAGGTAACGCTGCAATTTAATGCTGACAATAACGGCGCTACTGTGCCAGATGGAACCATCGTTTCGTCATCACTGGATAAAACAAAAAAATTCGCTACTACTCAGGATTTGGTTATTGCTCCAAACGGTAGCGGCGTAGTCCTTGCGGAGGCAATTGAGGCCAGCAACTTCAAGCCAACAGCAGGGACAATGACGGTTCTTGAGTCTGGCGTGTACGGCGTTTCATCCGTAACAAACCCAAATGATGGCACGCTGGGACGTGCGCGTGAAACCGATGCGCAGTTGCGTTTCCGTATGCTGCAAACATCTTCTGCGGAAAGTGGTACGCCAGAGGGAATCTATACCGCACTTAGTCAGGTTGATGGCGTGACATACTCATCACTGCTGGAGAACTATACTGACTCGACAAACTCAGCCGGCATGCCTCCCCACTCAATAATGCCTGTGGTTACGGGTGGTGACAACGCCGAGGTTGCTCTTGCCATACTCCAGAGCCGCGCGGCTGGAATCCAGTTTACCACGTCAGCTAACATCCCAGGGGCATCATGGCAATCTGTATCAGTCATTAACCCTGCGAATGGTCAGCCAGTGGTTGTCTGGTTCGTCAGGCCAACAACTACTGCGGCAACCATTGCGATCAACATCAGCACCGATGCAAATTTCCCTACGGACGGTCAGCAGCTTATCAAGGACGAGGTGGTCAAATTCGTTAATGCCTGGCCGATTGGCAAACTGCTTTATGCAAGCCGACTGTACACCCCAATCAACCTTGTTCCTGGGGTAGACATCAACAGCGTTACCATAAACGGAACTGACCGCGTAGCCCTTACGGCATATCAGCGCCTGCTAGTCACTTCCGCTAACGTAACCATTACGGTGACGCCATGAGTAACTTTTACCAGTTATCATCGGCTGAGCTAATCGAAAACCAGCTACGTGAATCGCCAAATTACCAGGAGGTGATACGGTTAATCGCCGAGGATTTTGATGAATCAAGCGATATCTTTGAATACATAGCCAAAAACATAAATGTCATGAATGCTCGCGGTGTATGGCTGGACCTGATTGGTGATATCGTCGGTGTAAGTCGGGTATTTGAAAAAGAAATTCAGACTGTTTTCTTCGGCTTTGCTGACCAGCCTAACACCACAGGATTTGGACAGGCAAGATTCCGGGAGCCTGATGATAAGACAACTGCATCATCAGTGCTTAATGATGATGATTATCGGGTAGTTATTATTGGACAGATAGCGCGTAACTATGGCGACGTATCAGAGATTGGCGTTGCTACATCCGTGCTTAACATGACGCAGGCACAACAGATATTGATTTACCAGGCTGGGCACGCAGCATTCAACATTTATGTGATTGGTATGGTTAGTGATAATATTAAGTCAATCCTTAATGGAACGGACATCATCCCGCGAGCCGCTGGCGTGAAAGTAAATCTTTTCTTTAGTGGTGATGGTAATATTTTTGGTTTCGCTGACCAGCCAGGAATGAAAGGGTTTGGCGTTGGCAGATTTATCAACTAAGAGGTGATTCATGGCGCTGCCTGATGACTTTAATAAGATTTTCGGCTCCACAGCGACCGGCGGAATAACGCCTATAAATGACGTTAACTACGCAAAAGGATGGGAATACGTCGGCTCGAATCCGCCGACGAAAAACGACTTCAGCTATCTGCAAAATTTATCAGACCTGAAATCTCAATGGCTATATTCAAATAAGCTACAAAGAACAAACCCATTTGGAGACATCAAGTCTGATGGCACGGTGCAAGCGGCTCTCTCAAACCTTGGCCTTGGAACAGCTGCGACCTCTGATGTAAGTGATTACACCCCCGCAGGACAAGCTTACACAAAATCCGAATCTAATGGACGGTTTCAGCCTCTGGATTCCACTTTAACAGCTCTTGCTACGCTTGTCGGAGCTGCAAATAAGTTGCCGTACTTTAACGGCGCTAAGTCTGCAGCACTCACCGATCTTACTGCGGTTGGTCGTGACATTATCGGTAAAAGCACTATTGCTGACATTCTCACATACCTTGGGTTGGGAGAAGGCTCTGCATTACCTGTAGGCGCCCCAATTCCGTGGCCGTCAGCAACACCACCAACGGGGTGGCTCAAGTGCAACGGAGCCGCGTTCACAGCTTCCCAGTACCCAAAGCTGGCACTTGCCTATCCAGCTCTAAGACTGCCTGACTTGCGCGGGGAGTTTATCCGTGGATGGGATGACGGGCGCGGCGTTGATGCGGGGCGTTCATTGCTCAGTAGTCAGGACCATGCTTTCCAGCAACATACGCATACCTATACAGGTTTGAGGAGTGTAACCGATTGCGACCGTGGAAGTTATAGTTCCACGTGGAGTATTGACGATACACAAAGCTATACCACGAGCGGAGCAACAGGCAGCACGGCAACCGAAACCCGTCCGCGAAACGTCGCATTCAACTACATCGTGAGGGCAGCATAATGACACAGGCAAAATTAAACAGTGAATTTATTGCCACAGTAGCGGGTGATATGACCGTCTATAACTATGACAACACGACACGGGAATACATTTCATCATCAACAGAATATCTTGCCGTTGGCGTCGGTATCCCGGCATGTTCTTGTTTAGATGCACCAGTTACACATAAAGCTGGTTATGCAATCTGCCGTTCTGCAGATTTTAACTCATGGGAATATGTGCCAGACCATCGCGGTGAAATCATCTATAGCACCGAAACAGGAGAATCGAAAGAAATCACAGCTCTGGGTGATTACCCTGAAAATACAACCACTATCGCCCCGTTAACGCCATATGATAAATGGGATGGTGAGAAATGGGTGACGGATACTGAGGCACAATATAGCTCCGCAGTGGACGCGGCAGAAATCCAACGCCAGTCACTGATTGATGCTGCAATGGCTTCCATTAGTCTGATTCAGCTGAAATTGCAGGCCGGACGGAATCTGACACAGGCAGAAACCGCCCGACTTAACGCTGCGCTGGATTACATTGACGCGGTGACGGCAACAGATACCAGCACCGCGCCTGATATTGAGTGGCCTTTACCTCCAC